TGTAAAAGAGTGTTAGCATTTATTCCATTAAACATCATCAGTAAATTCATTGCTTGTCTTGGTGTAAATTTTACACCTTCTTTTGAAAATAAATACGAACCAAGCATTGAATCTTGATAAATACCAATAATGGAAGAATTATTGGCTGGACTTATGATTTGATATGGTACTGCTGCCAAATTTTTTAATTCTGCTTCGGATTCTGGATCCTGTGGCATATGCAAATTCATCTCCAGATGGAGAACCCTTACGATTTCTCGTAAAGCTAGACTATACCTTATGCCTCATCAAGTTGGTTAAACTATCATATGAGACCCACAAACATCTAGTCGTTGAACCTTCCCCATACTCTTACCATATCGAGGTTAGGGGCTTGGCTGCGGATTATCCAATCCTTTGCTTTTTTACCATTGGGTTCGGCTATTAACCGAGTTCCTTACAAAAGTTTCCAAATGTAAGTGGTAGCAAAGGCTCTAAGGAATTTCCCGTCAATTTGAATGTGTTGCTAAATGATTCTTTAAATTTTTTATAAATTCAACTGCACTTATTTTGCTATCTTCTAATGAAATATGAACTCCACCAAAATCAGCTTTAATTCTATCTATATAAACATACCAACCATATTGCTCATTATATTTTTTTAATGGTTTAATATATTTTTCAATGTCATCATCTATTTGTTTGACATCCTTAAACCTTTCAAATTTTTTATCTTTAAAATAATTTATTACTCCATTAGAGACACGTTTTTTACTTTCATCACTATGAGTAAATACACTGCCTCCATTTTTAAGGTTATAACCATTCGGAAATAAACTATTTAATTCCTTAATGTAGTGTAATTCTCTTTCATCTGATTTTTCAACTTCACAACATTCAATCAATTCAACAATAAAATCATTAACACCATATTTTCTAATGGCATTATTTAAATAATGTGATTGATTTTTCTTATTTGAAAATGCTTCTGAAATGTGACATCTAAATCTACCTTCGTGTCCATATGGTCTATATCTTTTATGATTTAATATATGAGAAACTGCTTGTCCTACATATATCTTACCATTTGAGATATTAGTAATTTTATATATTTCGCAATATCTTTCGGTTGGGTTGTCTAAAATAACTTTTGATAGTTCTAAATATTTTGATGGTTCCATTATAATATAGTTGAATATTTTATTTTTAAGTGCTTTTTTATTAGAATCATTTAACTAGAGAGTATCACGCTTTTAACGCTCTCTGTTGGGGACAAGATGAATTTGCGTATGTCTATCCCCATCAAAATCAGCATTGTAAGGCTTTGTCAAGCCGCCCTTACCATTTCTGGTAAGGCTGGAATACACCTTGTGCCCTATCAGGTTGGTTAGACCTTCATTTAGGACCCGTCGTCATCTACTCTCTGAACCTTCCCCATACTCTTACCATAACGAGGTTAGGGGCTTGGCTGCCGATTATCCAATCCTTTACTTTTTTACCATTGGGTACGACTGTTAATCGTGGTCCTCATAAATGTTTCCATAAATGAGTGGTAGTAAAGGCTCTAAGGAACTTCCGGTCAATTTGGCGACGTCGCAAATAAATCAATATATACTTGAGGCAATTCAAGTTTATTTTCTGTATGATATTCTACTAATTTTTTATAATGTTGTTCAACCTGTGATTTTATTATTTTATTATTTTTCTTTAAATTATCAGAAGGAGATAAAGGCATTGTATTTCTCCAATTAAAAGCTATTAATTGTTGTTCTTCATTTTCTAAATTAAACTTTGATAAAGGAATAACGTGATCTATGTGCCACTCAGAACCACGATTTTCAAGAGTATATTTAGGTTCATATTTTAAAAGCCAGTTTAAATATTCAGGTATATTACAACCCAAATATTCTACTGTGTGTTTATTTTTACTATATAAAGCACTAATAATTCTTGAACGAATTAATCTCTTCAATTTCTCAAGAGGTTCATCCCTTTCACAATCTTTACATTTTAATCTATTATTGCGAAAACATAACTTATTTTTTATATTCTCACAATATTTACATTTTTTATTATCTGTTCCTAATTCTTCTTCTTTCTTTTTGTTTTTCTCAGCAATCTTTTTTTGTTTAAATTCTGTAGCTTTTTGAATAGCAATAATACGATGATTCTCATCATTTTCATATTTAGAACGCCGTTTTGTATTATTACAGTCAATACAAATCTTTCGATTCTTAATAAATAATGATATCTGTTTGGTATTGTTACAGAAATTGCATGTTTGTTCTGTTTCATTATTTATTTCTAATGCCTTATACTTTTCTCTGCTTCTTATATTTCTACATTCCTTACATATATTACGTTTGGGAATGAATAATTTTTCATTTTTTGTTATACCACATTTTGAACAACATTTTTCTAAAGGTTTTGTATCCGTTACTTCCATTTATTTTATATTTAGATTTTATTTTTATATTATTTTGCCTCATTATTGATTTATTTACTAGGGGGTAACACGCTTTTAACGCCCCCTGTTGCCGACACAAAGTCTATCGGCGACATTCATTCTAAAAGTGTCACCTCGTTTCATGATACGAGCAATATGACACATCATACTCATTCTATGAAGAGTAGGTTGTCTGTTAAATAGAACGGCATCTCCATCCATCATATGACGATGAACGATGTCGCCTTCTTCCAAGACAATAGAATTCCTGTCTAAATAATATTTCAAGGTGATTGATTCACCATTCTGTTTTTCCAACATTTTAGCACCAGGCCAAACTTCAGGACCATTTCGAACTAATTTGGTCAAGAAATCTTTATTAATTTTATTCACAATCACTGGTTTGGTGATATTTTTAGCCACTTTCATTGGAATACCTAATTCGCGAATGGAAATATTTGGATCAGCAGTAATAACTGAACGCGCGCTAAAGTCAACACGTTTCGCCATTAGATTTCCTCTCATTCTTCCACCTTTTCCATTCAAACGGTCCTTAATTGATTTCAATGGTCTACCAGATCTCTGAGCAACAGCTGCTACACCAGGAATTTTATTATCTACTTGTGTCGCAACATAATATTGTAAAACAGTTGTCCAGTCATCTATTACTTTTGATGGAGCATTTATTTGAATTTTCTCTTGAAGTGTCTTATTTGTTTTTATAATATTTACTAAAATATGACTCAAATCATCTTCTGATCTTTGTTGCGAATCATGTTTTACAGATGGTCTTACTGCTGGTGGAGGTACCGACATTACTTGACAAATCATCCAATCAGGTCTTGAATATACAGGACTAAATCCCATAAAAGATACATCTTCATCAGATATTCTTTTAAATATTTTCAAAACCATTTCTGGAGTAATTTTTACAATAAGCGGTTCAGCATTCGCATCTTCGCCTTTCCATTCAGCATAAATACTGGCAAGATCTTCTTTTCTAATTTTATTGGGTTGAAGGCATCCACAACCATCTTCAGTATCTTCACCACAACGCTTAATTTTACTGGCTAATGAGAATACATATTTCCATCTTGCGTCGCCTTGAACTTTTAATGCTTGTTTATATTTTTCTTTACTAATAAGAAGTTTACTACATTTAAAACAAACACAACGCATAATTTTCTGAATAGTATTTAAGTATTGAATATAGAATACAGGTCTGGCTAATTCAATATGTCCAGAATAACCAGGGGTCTGCATATAATCTAAACCATCTGTCGGACAAATTAATCCGGGTTCTAAAACACCCATTCTTGGATCAAATAATCCTCCAATTACTGGTTTATTATTCACATATGTATCTCTACTTGTAATTTCAGCAACAGAACCTTTTCTAATTTCATCAGGAGACAATATACTAAATTGTATTCCGACAACCTTAGAAATGTTCATTGTGTTATAATTGGAATTTGTAAATTTCGACATCTCTTATAATATATGATAATAGTTTTATATTGTTTTTCTTAATCAATTTTTTATTCATTAATTTATAAAAATTATTATTGTATATATTTTATTCTAATATACTAACATTTGTAAATTTAATATTTTTAAAAACTTAAATAAATTTATTTTACTAAAATTATTTAACTTATATTTAGGACATTATATTAAAGTGGGTGTAAAATATATTACATCTATTTTATTTTGTAAAATAAAATAAAATTGATTTTGATTTAAAATTAAAATTATAAAATATAATAATATAAGAATGACTCGTGATAGTTCCAACAAAATTTCAAAGAGAGAGCAAGTTAAGCGTTCTAACAAGAAAGCTGAAACTAATCTCAGAAAGAAAAAAAATCAAACATCAGATAGTGAAGATGGAAGTGATGTAGAAAGTGATGAAATGGATATGCATGAATTTCGTAAATATGTACAAAAAATATTTCCGTCGAAGCATATGGATAAAAAAATTAAAGCTGGTGAAAAATTAAAAAAACTGGCTGATGAATATGATGATACAGAAGAGGAAGAGGAAGAAGAAGTAAAACCTAAGAAAAAAACCAATAAAAAGTCTAATAAAAAAAATAAGAAAGTAATTGAAGAATCTGATGAAGAAGATTGGGAAACTGCTTCAGAAGAAGAGGAAGAAGAAAAGCCTAAGAAAAAAAATAAATCTAAAAAATCTAAAAATAAGAAAATTGATGTATCTGATGATGAAATATCATTGGGATCTCAAGATACAGAGGACGAGGATGAAGAGGAAGATGAGGATGAAGAAGATGAAGAAGAAAATATAAAACCTGGTAAATTTAATATCATATTCACTATTGGAAGTGCTGGAGAAGAAGAAGAATGGGGCACAGAAGATGAATATGACGAAGATTATGAGGATTATGAAGATTCTGATGATGTAACAGAAGATGAAGATGAAGAAGTATCAACTGATGAATCTTCTGAAGAGGAAGAAGAAGAGGAAAAACCTAAGAGAAAATCAAATAGAAGAAATAAAAAGGTTGTAGAGGAAGAAGAGGAAGAGGAAGAGGAAGAAAAACCCAAGAAAAAATCAAGTAAAAAGAATAAAAAGGTTGTAGAAGAAGATGAGGAAGAAGAGGAAGAGAAACCCAAGAAAAAATCAAGTAAAAAGACTTCTACAAAAGAAGATAAATCAGAAGTTGTCGAAGAAAATAAAAATGAAATGTTACAAAAACTCAAAGATATGTTAGCAAGTAATCCAAAGGATAAATCAATTGAAAAATGTATTGAAGTTTATGAAGAAGATATTAAGAAACAACAACAAAAGAAAGAGAAGAAGGAGAAAAAACAAAAAGAAAAAAATATGAGAATTTTTAGAAAGATAATTCGTGATAAGAATACTATGAATGATTTCTCATTTTATGAAAAATTAGAGGTGGAAAATCAAAAGAAACTCATTAAAGAATTAAGAGAAATTAATAAAATCACCAGAATTGAGAAGCCATATAGAATGACGCTTTTAGAAGCAGATATTCCAGTTCAATTTAAAGCTTCTGCCATAAAGAAAGTAAATTCATTAAAGTATATGGAACCTGGTAGCGGTGAATTTTATAAAATTAAAAACTGGGTTGATACATTTATGAAAATACCATTTACAAATTATCAAGAACTACCAATTAGTATTGAAGACGGTGTCGATAAATGTCATGAATTTATGGAGAACGCACAAAAGACATTAGATGATGCTGTATATGGTTTGAATGACGCAAAAATGCAAATTATGCAAATGCTTGGACAACTTTTGACAAATCCAAAAGCTATTGGAACTGCTATTGCTATTCATGGTCCCCCTGGTACAGGTAAAACCAGTTTAGTAAAAGAGGGTATAAGTAAGATTTTAAATAGACCATTCGCATTTATAGCTCTTGGTGGTGCGACTGATAGTAGTTTCTTAGAAGGTCATGGCTACACTTACGAAGGAAGTACATGGGGTAAAATTGTACAAATTTTGATTGATAGTAAATGTATGAATCCAGTAATTTATTTTGACGAATTAGATAAGATTTCAGATACACCAAGAGGCGAAGAAATTGCCGGAATATTAACACATTTAACAGATACATCACAAAATTCTCAATTCCACGATAAATATTTTGCTGAGATAAATTTTGACTTAAGTAAATGTTTATTCATATTCAGTTACAATGATGAGTCAAAAGTAAATCCTATTTTAAAAGATAGAATGTATAGAATTAAAACAAAAGGTTATTCTGGAAAAGAAAAAACCATTATTGCCAATAATTACTTATTACCAAGAATAAGGGAACAAGTTAAATTTAAAGAAGAAGATATTATAATTCCTCCGGAAGTATTAGGTTATATTAATGAAACACATTGTCATAAGGAAGATGGAGTTAGAAATATGAAACGCTGTTTAGAAATTATTCATACAAAATTAAATCTATATAGATTGATGAAGCCAGGATCCAATTTATTTGAAGGTGAGATGTCATTAAAAGTGGAATTTCCATTTAAAGTTACAAAAGATATTGTAGATAAATTGATTAAAAGAGAATCCGATGGTCTGGAAACATGGAGATCATTATATAATTAAACCATTTAAAAATAATGTAGAGTAAAAATATATATTATGAGTTTAGAATATTATATATTTTGTAGAGAAAAATACGAAGAAATCATATTAAACTTGGAAAATATCATAGAAAATTATAATTTAATTATTGATGCTACAAATTCAGAAGAAAATTTAGAGCAAAACCATTATAATATATTTCAACCAGAAGAAAATCAAAATTTTTTTATGAATCGATTAACTCATATGAAACAATTAAAGAAGATATGTGATAATAAAATAAAAAAATTATGTGTACATGATTTTATAAATGATACAATAGATATTAATCCAGAAAGAAGTGATAATATAACATATTGTACAATCTGTGGGTTTACAAAATAATATATATTTGTAAAAGAACTTAAAGAAAATCATGTTTTTCACTACATCATGAAGGGAATTTCGAGATTTTCTGTAAATTTTTCATTCACTACACTATGTAATGAAGGCGTCCGAATTTCAAATATAAAAGTATCTGAACTTTTCAAAAATGGACAAAAAAAATGTCCAAAAAAAAAAAGCTCGGATATTTTATGCAAAAGTCGTGACTTTGCTGCATATTTTAAAATTAAGGTAAGGACGCAGAAAAAATAATTTTAATTTTGTGACGATAATTTTTTTATATTTTCCTCAAAAAATGATTTAGGTAAAATTCTGTTGTATATATATGACAACAAATGACAACGATTTAGGCCCAAAAAAGCCCACTTTTTTTGAATGTAAAATTTGTGACTTTAAATGCTCATATAAAAGAGATTATGAAAGACACATTAACACGAAGAAACACAAAAACAACGAAAATACAACATTTGACAACGGATTTTACCTAAAAAAGCCCAACTTAAAAAATTTTACGTGTGAATTTTGCGACAAAGTTTATACTGATAGAGCTGGATTATGGAGACATAGTAAAAAATGTAATCGAATAATGCCAGATGACAATAATAATATGGTTCTCGAAAATTTGACGACGGATAAAGATCTCATAATGATGTTAATTAAAGATAATAATGAACTTAGAAAAATGATGATGGAACAACAATCATTGATGCTCGAAAACAATAACAAAGTTTTAGAAATTTGTAAAAATGGCACACATAATACGACTAATACTCATACAAACTCACATAATAAGGCTTTTAATCTAAATTTCTTTCTAAATGAGACGTGTAAAAATGCGATGAATATTATGGATTTTGCGGAATCTATCCAATTACAATTATCTGATTTAGAAAAAATTGGTGAAGTAGGTTATGTAGAGGGTATTTCTAATATAATAGTGAAAAATTTGAAGGCTCTTGATGTAACAGAACGACCTATTCATTGTGCTGATAAAAAGAGAGAAGTGATATATATAAAAGATGAAGATAAATGGGAAAAAGAAGATGATGATAAGAAGAAATTAAGAAAAGTGATTAACAAAGTAGCATGTAAAAATCAGAGACTTTTGCCAAAATATAAAGAAGCACATCCAGGATGTAACTATAGTGATTCGAAATTTTCGGACCAATATAGTAAATTAGTGATTGAAGCTATGGGAGGAACTGGTAACAATGATCTTGAAAAATCAGATAAAATAATAAGAAATATTGCCAAAGAAGTAGTTATTGATAAGAGTCTTATTTAAGAGAATTGCTTATTTTCTTTAAGTAATTTAAATATATTGTTTACTAAATATATTTACACCCTTGAAGATTTAAAATAAGACAAAATAATATAAACACTATTTACTAATAATATTATAATGGAAAATAATCAAAAATATATTAAAGCAGATGATAACAAATTTATAAATGAAAAACATATAAGATGGATAAAAAAAATGGGTGATTGTTTGGAAGTTTGTACCAAATCAACAGGTTGTAATATAAAGAATGGAGATACACATCAAATATGTAAATTAAATAACTTTGATAGTTATAATAAACTTAATATAAATTTGAAATAAAGTCCCATTTTAAATCTTCAATGGTGTAAATAAATTATTTATAATCTATATTTCCTGTGATTTTGTTTTCTGGATTTTTTAGTTTTTTTAGTTTTTTTAGTTTTTGATTTTTTTGTCTTATGTTTTTTACGAGTCCCTCCTGCGTTAGGTTCTGAAGGTCCCGAAGGTTGTGCTTGTATTGCTGCTGCTGCTGGTGGTGGTGGTGGTGGCAAAGGAACTCCTGTAACGCCTGGTAGTGGCGGTCCTGGCATTGAAGAACTTGTGCTGGAATCTACTATCATTTTTTTATTGGGTTCTATTGTAATTTTTTCTCTTGTAAGATTATTGAATTCATAATAAAATGTTATCCCGATAAAATCAGTTTTACGTATGCCGTGTTCTCTTAAACCTTCTCTAAAACATTTTATCTTTTCTCTCAATTCAGGAGAATCTTCAGTATCTAATAAAATGATCATCGAGTCTTTTATTTTTGGTCTGTCTATATTACCAGTTCCTATTGCTTTACCACTTTCATCAGGCCAACCAACAGCTTTAGGATTGTACCCATAAACAGCCTCGATTTTATGTTCAATTCCGCATCTATTCATTATATTTAGTATTACATCTTGTTCTTGTATCATTAATTTTCTATAATCCTCGCGATTTTGTAAATAAATCGCAATCCCATAGTATTTTTTACCTGACATAATTATATTATATATTAACATAATTATATTACTTAATCATATATATATATATATTTTTACACTTACGACCAAACAGTGTCAGTATTATGCCACCACATACCATCACCTTTTCTAACATCATAAAGAGCTCTAAAAATAGAAGAACGTGATAATGGAACATTACATCTATATTTATCCAAAGGATGTGGGTTAGTTTTAAGTTGAGCAGACAGAGCTTTTTTACCTACTAATTGTTTCTGCTGGAAGGCAAAATAAGTGTAAAAACCTTCATATGATATAGCTCTTATAGGTATTAAATCATCATTTTTATCTTGGAAGTCTCTCAAATATTCGTCACAAATGGCCATACCAGAAATATCTGCTAAATCTTCTCCTATACCAATGGAAGCATCAAATTTAATGCCATCCCTTGCAGCAAACTCTTCATATTGTTTGATAACATCATTTTGAATTTCCTTATATTTCTTCTTATCTTTTTCTGTCCACCAATCAAATAATTTTCCATCAGCACCATATTTACTTCCCATGTCGTCAAAACCATGCGACATTTCATGACCAATAGTAAACCCTAAATGTGCCAAGTTATATTCAATTCCTCTTTCATCTAAATCTATAAATGGTTTCTGCATATATCCAAGATTAATATAGATAGCATTTTTTGCGGGTGTATAAGAAGCATTAACAATATAAGCTTGAGTTCCTGTCATTTTAACTGGATATTGTGTCCAATCCATCATAGGTATATCAATAACATGTTTTCCTTCTAACTCAACAAATTTTTCATGTCTCCATTTAGCTATTTTTTCTATATTATCATATAAAACTGTGGTATAATTTAAATCAGGATCTTCTCTCAAATTTTCAGGTTTACCATATATAAATTTAAAAGCATCTAATTTTTTTAAAGCATATTTTTTAGTAGACGGTTGTAACCATTTATTTCTTCTCAAAATTCTTCTAAAAACAAATTTAAGATCGTCACATAATATTTTAGTATATTCTAATACTTGTGGATTTTCGTAATTTTTCACATACTCGTTCGTTAAAAATGTATTAAAAGGAATAGACATATACAAAACAGCACTTACAGCAGGAGATTCATTTATTGCCTCTTGCCCTCTCTCGAATCTTCCATAAAAATCATAAATAATACCTTCCCATGCTTTAGTTATTCTTGTTAATCTTCTTAATAATAAATATATCCAATAGGTTCTCCATTTTGGTGTTTTCCAATTATCTATTAATAGTTTTGAACCACATTTTAAGTAATTTAAACTGGATGTTATAAAGAAATCTGGTGTTTTTTTGAATCCTAATTGATTAGAAAATTCATCCCAATTGAAACCATATTTTTCCATGGCTTCATTCTTAGAAACTTTATTATAAAATTCTTCTTCTTTTGATGTTACATCTATACATCCAAGAGCATTAAAAATATCAACTTGAACATCGAAGCAGTCTTTTGCTACAAAATCATTTTTACCAAGAGTTGTATCAAATATTTTTTTTACAGACTTATAATACTCATTTCTATAATTTTCTTTATATGCTACATCTTTTCCATCATCATAATATACAGATAAATCTAAAATAATAAATTGGATTGGATTTACATAACATCTAAAAAACTCTGGATCTTTATCATCTGGATTTAATGACCATACAAATGGACAAGCTGAAGATATCATTTCGTCACTATTAAAATATGCCAATAATGCCCATGGATTATTCTCATTAATATATTTATCAACTATTGCAATGGACTCCTGAGCTAATTTTTTACTATAAGATAAAGGATTCATTTCAATAACTGATTTATAGTAATTTCTTAAATTTTTGGCGAGTTTATTATTATGTGTTTTAAAATAATGAACAATAATATCGTGTAACTCCTTATAAACTTTATCTTGCGCTAAACGAAAATCGTCTACTTGAACAATATACTTTTGTTGCTTTTCTAAACTGACATTTTTTAACCATAAATAATTAATATAGTCATAAAAATCGTTATTTGGAGTAATACTTTGTGGGGCAAATCTTGAAAGTAATTCTTTCGCGAATTCAGCCTTTTTAAACGTCTCGATATTTCTTAGCTTCTTTACTTCTTGTTTTTGTAATTTTTGACTAAATTCTTTTTCAAATGGTTTTAGACCTACCGGACATATTTTGTTATTTTTTGAGGTTTTATTATTTGATCTTTGTTTTTTTCTATATGTCTTTGGCATTATATATTATGAATATAAAATATTAATATACATTCTTAATATTTTATTACCTAATAAATATTCATTTATTTAATACTCTGAATAAGGTACGTTATTACCTCCTCTCATCACAAGATAATTATATTGACCGGTTGACATACATGCACACCCTGTTGAATTACTATAAGTATTAGGACAACATTCTGGTTTAAATGGTGTATTTGCGAATAATAATAATTCACCTTCTGGTAAAGGTACGGGTTGAGGCTCTCTATTCAGAATTTGTTGAACGCCTGGACTCAATGTTTTACCAGGAACAACAGTTAAATTAGGCGCGAACCATGAAGAAGTATTAATAGGTATATTTTTATTTAAATTATAAGATGATGATTCACCATAATTAGTATTTGCTCCTACGAATCCTTCTTTTTGAGATACAACTCCTTTAATTTTATTGGCAATAGCTCCACCACCTGGTGCTGGTATATTTCCCGATAAATCTTGAATAAACTGACCAGATCCCATATTACCAGAAGGAT